CAGAAAAGGCACCAGTTAAGGTGCCTGCTAAAGAAGTAGATTTTGATGATGACGATGATTCACTATCCTACTTTGCTAAATTAGCTGAAGATTAAACTATAACAGTTTAGCCCCGCCCTGTGCGGGGTTTTTCACGTTATGCAAATATTTTTCCGTGCGATCTAAAGAAATCGTTGATTGCACTATCTTTATTAACCGCACTTGCTGAAGCAAAATTTGCAGCTTGTCCTCCGCCACTATTCATATTGTTTGTATTGTTGTTTATAACAGTAATAGGAGGTTGCACCGGTTTATTATCTGTTAAATCTTGTTTCTCTTCAGTTACATTATTCAATAACGCTGGTGCTGTTGCAGAAACAGGTTCTAATGGTTTTCCTGTTTCGTCCATTTCAGGATTCGCTAGTCTTTCAACATTATTTGCAGAATCTTCTTTTAAACTTTTTCCTAATTCCATTGGTATTGTTAAAGGAGCCTGAGGCCCTGCCTCATCACTCCATTTTCTTTTTTCCAAAGGTTTACCTGTTTCGTCTTTATTTTTTGCGTTTTCTTTGTCAGTCTCAATCTTAGCTTTTTCGGCTTTACGTTGTTTCAATCTTTCTTCTACACTATTCCTAGCAATTTCTCTAGTTTTAGCTTCTTCTTCTCCATATTTTTGAATATCTTGCTGCAGTCTTAAATTTTTCTCAGCAACAAGTTTTGCATCTTTAGATGCATTTGGATCATTTAAAATATCTTGATCCTTTTTAAATAGCTCAGGATTTTCTTCTCTATATGCTGCAAGATCTTCGTCTTCTTCAGCATTTAAATCCTCCATATGAGTCAATCCTTCATATAATATGAAACCAGATGCAGCACCAAGTGCAATTTTCCCCATTGGCAGTTTTCCTTTTGGCGTACCCCCTTTAGGCATTCTACCTCTACCCTTAGGCCCTCTACCCTTAGGTCCTCTACCTCTTCTATTAGATCTATTTCTACCTCTATCCGGCATATCAGGTAAACCTATACCACCGTCATCTCCACCGCTTTCTTGAGCTTGAAGCGCTTCCACAATTTTATCAGTTTGTTTTTCCGTAATTTCTTTAAATGCTGAAATAGTAAGTAATCTTTCAAAAGCTTCTGATAAATTTTCCGATATGGATTTTCCTATTTTTTCTGGAAGTTGACTCAACGTATCTTCTTGTATACCGTTTGAAGGTATAGCAGATTTTCCAGTATCAGTGTTATTTCCTAGTTTAGCTGAAATTTTATCTGCAAGGATATCGCCATTTTTATCGGTTTCCCCATCTTCATATTGACGCTTTACATATTCAAGATCATCTTTAACTATACTCATACTAGCTTTAGTTGAGTCTGCTATCATCAATAAAGCCTTTGTATCTTCTTTCATCTTTTCCTGAAATTTATCCGAGGTTACAAATTTTTCTAAAATTTCTTTTAGAACATCCGGCTCACCTTCTTTTTTGGCTTCTTTAGTATCTACTTCTTCTTTAGCTTTTGGTTTTTCTCTTTTACTTTTAAAAGATTTTTGTATATCATCTAACCCCGGACCAAATAGCATTTTAAAAATATTTTTTGGTAAATCTTTAATAGGCATTTCTGAAAAATCTGCACTATTTGAATTATTCTCTATAGATGTTTTTGTAGATGCTTTTTGATTATTACGTTTTTTATCCTCAAGTTGTCCTTGTCTAGATAGTTGGGTAATTAATTTTTTAAGAGCTTCAGTTTGATTAGTTAATTGTTCACCCTGCGTTTTTAAAGTCTCAATGATAAGTCTGTCACTATTTGCTGCTGCTTGGGGATTGAAAGGCAATGTCATTGAGTAGTCCTTAAGTTCTTTTGTTTTATTTTATTATTCTCATCATTTATTTGTGCAATAAGCATGGCAACATAAGTATCCCTTTCCCATGGAATCATATTTTCTATTTCAGTTAATGAATAGTTATGTTTAGTCATTAACGAAAAATTTAACTTAAAATAATTAAAAAGACCCTCATGGGAAAGGGTTAGACGAAAAAATTTTGTATGCCTTCTAAATGCACTTCGTTTGTTTCGCCACATACATCACAATCTTGTTCTATATGCTGTACTAATTTTGGCATAGTTAAAAAGAAACTTTCTAATAGCTCAAACTGAGACTTTGAGAATGAATTTACAAATTCTAAAAGTTCTTCACCGGTATAATCTTCATATATGTCATCTTCCGTATATACTGAAACTATACAAGAACTTAACAAATTAACGATCTTGTCTGTTTTAAAGTTTTGATAGATATCAATCATTTCTTCAAATTTAGGATATCGCATTTGTAATATAATTTTATCAGTTAAGTTTATTTTATTACTATGCGATTTATCCTTTTCAACATTAGCTTTTGTTATATCTAAATCAAATTTAATTTTATTATCGCATTTTTCGCATTGCAAAGTTAGATGTGTTTTTTCGCCTATAGACTTTGCTCGCATATTTAAAAAGATATATTCTATATCAAAATTTGCTAGTTTATTCATTTCTAATTTATTGAATGTGCAAACATCTACTAATTCTGATACTATTCTAGTTATTTCTTCCGAATCTGATTCTAAAGTTGTTAGTAGTATTTTATATTCTTTAACTAGAAAAGGTCTAAATTTTACTTTTTCTCCAGATGAAGGTATTTTCAATTCATATATAGGTGTGTCTAATTTTGGTAAAGCCATATTAATTCCTCATTTTAAATTATCGTTTCTTAGCATCATACAGTTTTGCTAATGCTCGTTGTGTGTTCATTGCTCCAATACCAACTTTCTTTTCTATAGGAGTTGGTTTATTAGAATCTAATTTTGGATATTGTATTGAAGATGAAATACTATGTATAGGTATCCATCTTCTATAAGCAAACGTTACTGGCAATTTATGCACTTGATTTTGTGCACTTTGATTTAAATCTAGCATACCAACACTTCTTGGAAATGCATCTTCTAATTCAACAGAATATACAACTTCATCTTCTTCGTTCAATTGATTAATTACTATTTTAGTTGTATAATATGCAGGATAATGTACAAAGTACTGTATTGGGTCAACTACTCGAGTTACCCATGCATCTAACATAGCTTTAATATTCATTCTACCATCAATTAAAAAATTCATTGTTATTCCTTCACCGCCATAATCTACACTAAATGGTCGTTGATATGCTGGCCCATAAATTCGTTGTTGCTTAACACCTATTGTCTGTCCCGGCAAATTTGTATTTTCGCAATAAAGACTAATGATTTCTTGATTAGGCGCATATTGTTGTAACGATGTTGGTAAGTGTATTTCAACACTAAACCTGTTAGGTTTAGATACTCCTAACGTTCTTACTGCAGTTACAAAATTATCAATAGTGAATTTATTTGACATTAATAGTACCTATTTTTCTGTTTGACGTCTTGCCAGACTTTTTCTTTTTTCACTTTTCTGAAACTCTCAACAGGTAACATGGATGCAGTAATCCAATCAGTATAATTTATTTTTAAAAATCTGGATCTTAAGTGGTCATTTAAATAGTGTTTTACGCAAGCAGTTGCTGCTAAATATTTAGATGAGCTATTTAGTATTTGCCAAGAAATTTGTATTCTTGTATTTTCAGTTATTGTTTTATCTAATGTTAATTTACTCAGCTCATTTAGTAGTTTAAATCTAGCTAAGTATGGCAAGTAATGTAAATTTATTCCTAGGAATCCATCCTTTACAATCTTAAAGGGTAACACTAATGGAACAGCATCATAATAAGGTAATTCAAGTTTATACTTTGGATCATACATAAAAAGATACATCTCACCTGGTCGAATTCTTGACGTGAGTTTTTCATTTCTAAGTAATTGAGTACCAGACATATTTTTACCTAAACTAGTTACTTGTTCTCGATACCAGTTATAAGATTTTCTAACATCTCCGGCATTCATATTAACTTGCTGGAATATATTATTTTGCATTTATAATCCCTAAATCTTTTTCGGTTAAGACCATGAATTTCATATTTCTATCCTGACAGAATTCAAAAGCTGCTTTCCATTTTGCTTCATTAACTCCATATTGAAATACTTCATCTATAAACTTCTTTGTTTTTCTCTGAGGTATTGCTGGCGGTTTTGTAAATCTTTCGGGTTTTATCTCTATTAAATACTTTTGAACAGTCCCAGTTTTATTTTTAACTTTGATATAGAAGTCCACAAAATATCTATGAATCTTTCTATCAACTGGAGATATATATGGAACGATTACAGTCTCAGACCCCCACTCCTGTACTGAATCATTCAGATCGCACCACTTCATAAATCTCAATTCCCATAAGGATCTATA